TCCTTTTCGATCTTAGTCCTTGCGGACATTATGAGTGCTTGATCTATGTCTTTTGTGGTAATTTTATCATAGAACTGAACTTCTGCATCAAGCACAACTTCGCTAGCTGAAACATCAGTTAGCCCCTCGCATGATCTTGTAGCGCATAGGTTAATTTTGTTAGTATCTAGCTTCTCTAAACGACCATTCCTCTTTTTAACATTCAATACGGGGTTACTCATTTTTTTAACTATGTTTATTTTACATCTTATCCTAGGCAAAGGAAAGAAAATTCTTTTATAGCGACAAGAAAAGTAAAAGGCTAAATAAGATGTGTATCAACCCCTTTGATCCGCAGACTTTTTGCCTTTACGTAGCTTTTTCTGCTTCTCGTTGTACTTTTCCAAAACGGGATCTTTTCCGCCGTGTATCTGCGCTCGCCTTTCGCTCATCTCTCTGGAGCGCTCCCAAATATCTCCGACCGTGCCCTTTTTATCTCTAGTTTTTAAGACGAAGTCCTTAGAAGACTCTGGGTTTACATGCGTGTCTATAGATGCTTGGGGAACAGCCCATACCCTATTCCAAGATACACCTTCATCATCCACGTACTCGTGTTTATCTGACATCTTTTGAACTACATCTATTTGCTCTCCGGACGTAGGGTGCTCAAAGGTATATAGTGGCATACTAAAGGGTCTCTAACTCTTTCCAAATTGTATCAAAAGTCGATGAATAAGAGAAGTTCTCTGGAATTAGTAATCCCGCTTCGTTAACTCGATTATCTTCCGCTCTTTTAATTGCTTCTTCGCAAGCGCTAATAAAATCGTCCTCATCCCAATCATATATTTGGCCCTGATTGAACTCCTGCCCCTTCTTGAAAAACATCTCATCGTATGCATCAATTTTTCCCGACGGGTCAACCATTACGGCATTATCCTTATTGGCCCACCCTTTATAAGCGTGAGCGTTTAGCATTACCGCATGCTTTCCGAGCGCAACACTTTGAAACTCAGGTAACCCCCATCCTTCAGCGCCAGACATTCCTATAACTATATCACCCGAATTTAGGAAGTCATTATATTCAGCATTAGTTTTCATATGCGGGAAGAAGTTCATGTTGAAAAACTTCTTGTGACCTAATGCTCTTGCGATCAGTTCGTTATTGGCCTGACCGTCCAAGAAGGGATTATATAACGCGCACTGTAGAAAATACTTTCTATTGTTACCAAATTTTTTAGCCCACGCTTTCAGGATTTTTTCGTGCCTTTTCCTGTACTCATATTTACCGCATAAATTAAACACTATTCTTTCGTCAGAGAAATACTCTTTATCTATTCTTTTGAAGTTGCGGCTATCAAAACCTAGGGCACAATACTTTACGTTATTTACCCCCTTAGACTCTAGCACTTCTTGCGTATATCTAGAGGAGACTAGGGTTAGAGGCTGTTGTTTTAGTATACTGACTTCTGTGTCTGTCGGATCATCCAGTTCATAAAAAGTAAAAAGAATTTGCTTATCTGAAAGCCAGCCTAGTGAGGAATTAATATGCCACAGTTTTAACGCGGGACTGTTTCGATCATGATCTCGTTGAAAATATTTAACTGCCCCGGTCAGCCATTTTTGAAAGGCTTCATCGCTGTTATCCTGAGATGACAGGTCAAGTTTCTCACCAATCGGTAAGAGAGTTACCCCGCACCCTCTTTCGTAGGCCTCTTTTAGTAAGGCTACTGAGACTTGACCGAAGGAAACAGAGTTAACGGGGCAGTTAAAAGTTAATTTCATTAGAGAAGATCTTCCTGCTCTGCAGCTGCACCTCCCGCTGCCGCAGTCTCTTGATTTCTTGGCTCCGATTTATACACCCTGAAATCTGGCTGGGTGTCTTTATTCTTATGCTTGTTAGAGAAGATAACAACTTGCTGTTCGTTGCCATCTTTGTCCTTTAATTTACCAGTCAGATATTTCTGGCTGCCGTTGTCTCTCTTCCAAAGAGCTCCGATCTCGCGATCTGACCAATCATTCTTATTCGATGTATCACTCATAACAAAACTATACCAAGTATCCTATCTTATGTCAAATTTATTTTCATATTTTTTTTCATTTTCTTCTTTAGGATTCTTCTGCCTTTAGTGTGGAGATTGATGATTGTCTGCGGCGTAAGGCTAAACTTTTCAGCTATCTGCTTCCAAGTTAATCTTTCTCCCTTATTCAAATATCTTAATTTAAATATTTTAAATATTCTTTTGTCGTTGAGTTTGCTAAGTATGTTAAATGCGTGGTCTACGTCGTTTTTCATCTCACTATTGTCTTCGTAGTTTTCCATGGACTTAGTGTTGAAGAAGTGATTTATCGTATCTTCTTCTGAGTAAACATATTTACTATTGTTTTTAATGTAGTTTAAGCAGTGAAATCTGGTATAGTTGCCGAGCCAAGTGGAGAACTTAGCGTTTCGGTCGTCTTTAAAGGATACTAGAGCTTTATAAAAAACGAAATCTCTATCTTTGTGAACTTCTTCTATGTTTAGCTTGGACTTAAACTTGTTGCAAATGGAATAGAAAAGCTTGGAGTGCTTATCGGTAAGGCTGACAAAACTAACACTACAGTTCTTATTTTTTATTAATTTAATTAAATTTAAATCTTCTTCATTACTTATTATCCGTTTTTTCATGGTACCAAGTGGCAAATTTTTCCACCTCTTTATTAAGGTACTCACTTTCTAGCGGATTGTCACATTTTATTTTTTCCCATTCCACGGAAAAATCTGCATGATTCTTTAAAATCGGATCTTGCCTCTGCTCTTCACTGTTAACAGGACACTTCCAAACTCGCTTGTCGTCCTTAAGTTGATACTGGGAAACGTGTACGATGACCCCTTTGAGTTCTTTTTTTATCCAAGTAACTTCATCCTCTGGGTGCTCTTGGTACCTAATGTCTGTGATCACGGGTATGTTTTCCCAAGAATTTAAGTACCTTCTAACTTCGTAGTCTAGCTTGTCTATCCAGTAACGCCCTTTTGTTTGCGCCCGCATAAATGTACCGTGAAAAACTAGGAAATCTCTAATTTTTTCTTTGTCATCTCTTGAACATTCTGTGGGGTCTATGCCGTAACGGTTTACGCACCAGCCCCTAACGTCATTCTTTAATGAATCTGCCAGCGCAAACCTCTTAACAGGTAAGTGCTTTTGCAGTAAGGAAAAAAATAAATCCTTTCCCGCTCCTGCTACTCCACTTATACCTATTATCGTTTTGGCCATCCACTCATGGTATCTGATTCCAAATTAAAAGTCAAGTAAATACTTAATAGCAAAAATGTGTAATAAATAGATATGAGATATGTTCAGCGATTAGCGACGAGACAAAAAATAAAGTGGAAAAAGAAGCCGCTGGATCCCGTTAAGCATTATGGAGAACCCGCAGATTGGATGCTGAGAGAAGAACCGAAAATTCCAATCGCTGTTAAAGTCATATCTTTTTGGACTGGAAAGAGAAGGAGTAACGCTCCTCAAGGCGTTATCGACGGTTTAAAAAAAATAAAATATATCGTAAAACAAGAGCGAGAGTTGGATCATGGGGAAAGTATGGATTTAATCATAGTGAATTCCATAAATTCAGAAGCTCTCAATAGCGAGGTTATGGATTACCTAAACTCCCTAAATGGAACGCTTACTAAGAATGGAATGATTTCAGTGATGCATAGGTATAATCATGGGCTGTCTTTTGGAAATTTCAATTACGTATTTAACTTGTATAAAAATGTATATAAATACTTTTGGTTTTCTGAAGATGATTATATCGTGACGAGTAGTAACGTTCTAAAAGAGTCTATAGATAGACTAAACGATCCACAAAAAAATATTGGATTTGTCTCCACTCACTTTCTTCACGGTGATTATGCTGTTGGGGGTACTGGAATTACGTCTACTGGGATACTTCTGAATTGCCACGGTGAAAACTTACCTTGGAATGATGGGGATCAAAAAAATTGGAAAGCACACCAACAAGCGGAAAGGCAATTAACGCACGGTATCACCGCAAAGGGATATGAATTGTGTGTTATAGACAACTATCAAAATAGAAGAATGGTATGGAGCTAAGACTTAATAGTAAAAAATAGTGTATTATATACATATGAGCGGACAATCTTGCGCGGCTTACGAATGTAAATATAGATCTCACTTGGGTCCCGCTAAGGCGGTAAAGGTCATAGCGTTTTGGGCTGGCTCTAGAAGATGCTCTATCCAGTCTGCAGATAATTTATGTAGATTAAAATATATTATTAGGCAAGAAAAGCAATTAGACTATGGCGTTCCCATGGATTTAATAATTGTTAATTCTGTTAATGACAAAGTAAAAGGGGAGTGCTCAGATTACCTCAACTCTTTAAATGGGCAAGATACTAAAAACGGAAGGATAATAGTTTTACATAAATATAATTTTGGGATCTCCTTTGGAGCCTTTGATTTTGCTTTTCAATTATTTCAAAATTTTTATAAATACTGGTACTTCTGTGAAGATGACGCTATTACCGTCAATCACGGCGTAATGAAAGACGCTATAGATATACTGGAATCAAAAGAAAGTAATATTGGATTTGTAGCTACAATAAAACGAATTACTCGCGGTTATAGTCATCCTTACGCTAGAGGCGGGACAGGTATAACAACTAGAGAAATTTTAAAAAAAGCTAACGAAAGTTCAGGATTACCTTATCATAGCGGACCAAACCAAAATAGTTACAGGTATCACCAGAGACAGGGAGAAAGGTGGTTCACTTGGAACATAGTTAAAAAGCTGGGGTATGAAATAACAATAACAAACATACCCAACTCTACGATGATGTGGGGTACGACTAGTCACAAGGTAAAATGGCTCGGAGATCGTCAAAGTTACGGAGTACTAGTTCCTTGGGACAAAAATATCTGTAAAAAAGAAGACTTTACTATATAAGATTGGGGAAGGGTACTGCGCTATCTGTCTTTGAGAAATCCAATTCCCTTTGGACCTGTAAAATCCTCCTGTCTGTAGTTATGTCACTACTTCCATACCTAAAATGAAAAACGTAAGCGGACTTGCATAGAGTTGCGCGAATATCTTGATTCCTTAGTCTTCTAAATATTTCGTTATCTCCACCAGTAAACTCTCTGCTGGGATCAAAAAGCTTGTCAGGCTCGAACTCGTAATCAAGTATCTCTCCATTAAATCCCATAAAGTGCCCCCCAAAGCTACCCAGCTTACGATCATCTTCACGATTGTTTATTTTATCTTGAATTTCCTGTATCGTTTCGTAAGTAAACATCTCGTCCGGCGCGTGCCTAGAATCATAATCGCCTAAATTAAGCTCCTTGTACCTAGAAATCTTTTGCTGCTCTCCGAGTGAACTAATTCCCTGAGGATTACAAAACGGTACAACCACCATATTATCCTGCAAAGTTCTCGCCATATTACCAAGCGCTCCGTCTGGGATAATCACATCATTATTACTTATAAAAAGAAAATTGTAATTTCCATATTTAAATTTTTGATAAGCCAAGTTCCACGAGTGGGTCGGGCCATAGCCTTTGTCCTTAGTAATTATCCCAACACCGTAATGCTTCGCTAGGGCCGGATAATTGTCTGTGCTAAAATCATCTACAATTAAAACGTCGACATCAGAATGGTATTTTAATCTTTTTAATAAAAGATCCGTGTAGTGAATTTGATTATAAGTAGTGATAGCTAACAAAGATCTCATACCAATAAGTAAACCCAAAAAGAAATGCGGTCAAGTATTAAATCCCAGAGATGAATACGAACCGTTTATACAATAACATTTTTCTAGAACATGGGAACACAATACCCCCTGTAAAAGGGGGCTTGCGTTATACTAAACATTTTTCTTAGACCCAGTGATTTTAAATACTGATGGGACATTCAGCGGACTATACGCAACTCTTTCGAGGACTATCTTCCCTTTTGGGATGAGAAACTGTGCTTAAAAACTCATTACAATAGTCTACCACAACACGCCGGGGCAGTGCAGCAGGAATTACCTGCTAGTTTTTTTAGGATCGTATTTTTCCTAGGCATACCCTTGAATATGGACTTTTGCCTGAAGTCCTGATTCATAAAATCTCATCTCAGGAAAACTCTACTGGTTGCTCTCAGCGAGCTTAAAAGGATTTTGACCTTTTGGAAAGGTTACAGTAGTTCCTGTTCTAAGTCAACTCCTTTTTCCGGATCATTAGTTAAGTAATTACAAATGTACAATAAATTTTTTATATCTTCTTCGGATACGTTAGCGGGATCACATTTATCTTTATCATTTTGAATTATTTCACAGAATTTATTTATGACTGTGGACATCAATAGGGCAGTTTCCGGAGTAACTGTAATATTTTGAGGATACGTTAAGAAAGATCTCTTCAATATCCAATATTTTTCATCACCGATTTCGGCTTCTTTAATCATGTCTCCCTCTTCGAAATCCTTTAAAGCGCATAAGAAAGCAGCCCTGTCTCTTTCTGGCTCTTCTGTGATTGGTATGACTTTCATAAAATCCTTTTCAAGCGAAAAGGAATCGTTTTCTGAAAACCATGTGTAAAGTTGACCTGAAGCTTCAAGTGTAGTCATTACCCATTATAATCTAAGATAAAATAAATTGCAAAAAAAGTTGACTTATTCTCAGATATGTTATATCTTCTTACTAACATATGAATGAATATACAGAAAACTTAAATAGCTGCTCGATGGAAAGCCCGTCGGTCGCAGAGCCCCAGATCTCAGAACCCAAGGTCACGAAACAACGAGGTAGACCAAAACAAAGTATTGTGTGGCCGGACGGTAGATTCACATTTGATTCGCTAAAGGAAACGAACGTTTTATCCGCCTCATCTCTTAGAAAAAAAATGAGAGCAGAGCTAGTAAAGGGTGGCATCTTAAAAGTCGACACGCTTAAGACTGCGTTCGGTAGACCTTTAAACGTTTACGAGAGGAACAAATAGTAAATGTCCAGAATTAACTGGGCAGAGTATGCCTTAGAATTAGCTAAGGTCGCTTCGATGCGAAGCGAAGACCCTTACAGACAAGTGGGAGCTTGTATCTTGAGGTCAGATAATACTGTGGCCAGTCTCGGGTATAACGGCGCTCCCTCCGGCATAAATATCGATTGGAGCGACAGGGAAATGAGAAGGAGCAAGGTAGTTCACGCAGAAATGAATGCTCTAAGGTATATTCAACCTAATGAGTGTTACCTGCTAGCGACGACGTTACTCCCCTGTACCGAGTGTATAAAAAATATTGCTGCTTATGGGATAAAGAAAGTGGTATTTAACGAAGTTTATCCAAGAGATAAGGAAGCACTATTTTCTAGCGCAACTTACGGTATTCAACTATATGCGTCTACGGACGCGATGTCGAGGATTAACAAAGATGACGGTAGAGATCTTAAATATATCACAGATATTTGATTTTATTTTTTTAGTTTCCGCAGTAGTGACTACGCTTATTGTGTGGTTCGAAACGGATGCATTTGTGGAATACGCTAAAATAATTGGTGGCTCTAAATTTTTCCTCATAGACGATTACGAAGAGAAGAAGGACGCAGATCCATCCATAAGCTATGTATATTACTTGTTGATTAATCATAGCTCATTCTTTACAAGACTTATTAGCTGTCCTTACTGTTTGGGATTTTGGTTTACAATAATCTTATGCGCATTAACCAAAAACTACCTATTCATTCCAATAGCTTACGTCGCGTCCCTTTACGTATATAAAAAAATAACTCAATAATATGCACCTAGTAGAATCATTTTCTTTGAATACCGGACTAAAAATAGGAACCCCCTATGTATACGAAAGGTTTGTGCCCCTACCCTTTCAGAATGATTATATCACACTCCAGCCTTACGGAAAATTCCCAAGTAGGTATTACGACTACTGGAAAGAAGTGTTAGAGATTCTTAAGCCCGCGCTAGAAGACCAAGGAATTAAAATAGTCCAAATCGGGGGGAAAAATGAACAGCCTATTGATGGATGCCATCACATGATGGGGCAGACTTCGTTTTCACAGGCGGCATATTTAATTAAAAATTCCATACTGCACTTGGGAATAGATAGCTTTGGCATTCATTTCGCGTCAGGGCACAATAAAAAAATCGTAGGGTTATATTCTAATATGCTACCAGAACAGTCCGGCCCTTACTGGAGCGAGGATAAAGATACAATCATATTACAGCCAACGAGAGAGAATCACGAGAAGCCTAGTTACTCCGTAGAAGAAAACCCGAAAACTATTAATAAAATTAAACCTGAAGATATAGCAAGGAGTGTATGCAAATTGCTACAGATTGATTACGATTACCCCTTCAAAACTTTATACATGGGTAAAGATTACCACATAAACAAAATAGAACTCGTCCCCGTTCATTTTATTACTAATTACCAACAGATGGGAGTAGATTCTATGATCGTGCGCATGGACCTATACTTCGACGAAAGAAGCTTAGAACAGCAATTAAATATCTGTAAGTGCTCCATCGTTACAAACAAACCAATTAACATTCAATTACTACAAAAATATAAGTCCAGAATTGCTGAGTACGTTTTCTTTATAGAAAAAGATACGGACGTTAATTACTTTAAGCAGTTGAAGCAAGCGGGAGTAAAGTTCTTTGTGATGAGTAAAATGAAAGACAAAGAGCTAAATCAAATAAAATTAAAATATTTAGACATAGCCCCAATCATAAAGAAGGAAGTGGGAGAAAAAAAGAAGCTCCAGAAACTTCTAAACAACAAGGACTTAAGCAACATTTACTATAAAAGCTCATGCTTGACAGTCTTAAGGGCTGATCTTTATCCAAGTAACGTTTATCTAGAGGGTAATGAGCCAGTTCTTGATACAAAATGTCTTGAACCAAGAAGGGTAATTGACCATCCGGATTTTTGGCAAGACTTAGATTCATTTTTAATACTCGAAAAAATAGCTTGATCTATTTTTGGTTATTTAGTATAATCCTTTTATGAAGAAAATCGAAAGAAATAGCGATGGCTTAATCAAAGACGTAGAATACACCTTTACGGAAGATGGCCTTATCGACTGGAGAAAGATGGTGAAGCCCGAACACCTTGTCCCAAACAAGGACCGCACAAAAGAAACGGACGTAACAAAGCTTAAAGATTACCAGTTAATTATCCTATTAGGAGGCATCAAAGAACTCGCACAAATTCGCGGGTATACAGATGTTACGTATGACGTAGTATCCCCTAGCTCGGATTATGTTGTGGCGACTTGCACAATAAGCTGGAAACCTAATTACGAAACGGAAGGGGAGCCCGTAGTCTTTTCGGCCATCGGCGACGCTTCACCACATAATACAAATAGTTTCGCTAGAAATTTTCTTGGACCAATCGCTGAAAATAGAGCCTTTGTCCGTTGCGTGCGTAATTTCTTAAAGATAAATATCGTAGGTAAAGAAGAGTTGGGAGGATCAGACGCGCCGAGCGTTTCCTCTACCAACACCAGCGAATACACCACCGACAACTCTATGGACCCGAGGAGTATGCTTCAGTCAGTAATGACCGAGAAAGGGGTATCCTTTGATAAAGTTAAATCTAAACTTATTGCCGAAGGATTCTCTGAGGCAGAGAGCATGCAGGGGTTAAACGACATACCCAAACTAAAAGCTTTTGAATTAATTGAAAGACTTAAAAAGGCCAAGGTCAAAAGTTAAAATCCGTGCATGTCAGTTAGTCCTCCCGTGACCGTAAAAACGGTTGCGGAGGACACTGGGTCACTAGTTTCAGTAATTAACCTTATCGGAGCAGAGTATCCAGAAAGTATATCATTAGAAACTTCAAATACAACTGAAGACTCGGAGGAAGAAGTTATCTTGCAGGGAAATTCTCCTATCATAACTTGATCAACGTTTAGGAAGTTATTACCATTAACGGTAACTGAAGAGTGGCTAGCGCTTGTTGCTACAGTATCTGGCGCTCCCTGAGCGGGAGAGAAGGAGGTAATAGTTGGGCGCTCATTATTCAACGCGCCTAGTCTCGCGCTACCAATTTCATAATTACTCTTAACAATATCAGACGTAGTAAAGACCGTGCTCTTCTTGTATAAAAGTCCATCAATAGTAAAAGACTGAACGATTGCATCATTTTTATCTTTTAAATTAATCTTAAAACTTTCTCTTAATCCCGAATGAGGCAGGGATATATCTGCGCCGATTGAAAGAGCTTGGGAATCTACCTTCTTTTTACCTCTCCTTACTTCTTTTAAAGCTAGACCTTCTACATCGAAAACAGGGGTCATTTCGCAAGTATATCGGTAAGAAATAGTTTCCAGATCATCAACAGAAAAAGAATGGCTTCCAGATATTTCGGCATTAGTAGTTTTGATAATTTCCGCCTGAGATGGAATAACGGCAGAGCTTTGGGTAGTAAATGTACCGCCAACCTCCTCATAATATTTAAGTGACGCCTCACCCTTTGTGTAACCAAACTGATTGACGTTTATTGCGTAATCAGTTAAATAACCAGAAATGATTTTCAAACCAGCTGCCTCAACAGAGATAAAGCTTTCTGGAGTCTGAGTTAGGTGGTTATAAATCGGATCTGCACCAGTTATGTAGTACGAGAACTTGACCGCTCCCTCGCGATGATTATTATTCTTGGGAATACTCCCCGCCTTGCTTTCGATGGTAAAAGTTGGTGCTGCAGGAAGATTTGTATTGATAGATATATTATCGCAGCATATTTCGTTGCCGCCTACAATAATTCTAAGATCTTTATGAGAAAAAATAGCCATCTTTAGTTGAATTACATAATTATTTTACACTATTATAGTGTAAATAAGAGGTAAGGTACAAGGAATAATATGGCATCAATCTATAATATAGCGCCCTATAAGGCTTCAAAGACGTATAATACTAACGACATAGTTAGCCATGGAGGTTACTTTTATTATTCGAAAACAGACGCATCGTCCGGTAACACTCCTAGTATTGATTCCGTACACTGGGCGGGAACAATAAAAATACAAAGCGGACTAAGTCAAGTTGAGAATCCCTACTTCTTTTGGGCGGCTTCGTATGGCGGAAACGTACAGCATGAGCCTAAGGTTAAAACTATAGAACTCGGGGACGGATATGTGCAAAGGATTAGTGAAGGAACGCACAGCAACTTATTATCGCTTCAGTTATCTTTCACTAACCGATCAGAAGCAGAGTCGACAGCTATACTGCATTTTTTATCCGCGAAGGAAGGCTACAAATCTTTTTACTATAAAGCTCCTGCACCTTATTCAGTTATAAAGAAATTCGTATGTGCCAGTTGGTCAAGCACGTTCAATTTTCAAGACGATTACAATATACAGGCAGTTTTTCAAGAAGTAGCTTAGGAAAAAGAATATGGCTAACAAGATTGACACAACAGTAGCAGATGATACAATCAAAAGTATAACTAAGGAAGCTCACTCTTTAGAAAGTGATGCTATTATTCAACTATACGAAATAGATATATCCCAAATCAAAAGTAACCTTTCCTTAAACACAAGCTCTACCATCCCAGAAGACTATTTAAGATTTCATAATAACGAAAGCATAGGAAACAAAAAAATATATTTTCGAGGAGATACGTATCATGCGATGCCTATACAAACCGAAGGTTTTGAAACTAGCGCGGGCGGCGAGCTCCCAAGACCTTCACTAAGCTTCGCCCCCATTAAAGCAATTCAAGAAAAAGAGTCGGAAACGTTCAGTAGATTCAGCAGCCTGAAAAGGGCGATTTTAGAATTGAACAATTTAATTGGCGCGAAAGTAAGCAGAATTAGAACTTACAAAAAATTCTTGGACTCAGAGAATACCACAATAAATAACGTCGGCCAATTCTCCGGTACAAACCCAGAGTTTCCCAGAGAGATATATTATGTAGAAAGAAAAATTACAGAAGACAAAAGTCACATATCTTTCGAACTGTCTTCCGTGTTAGACTTACAAAACTTTAAATTACCGGGCAGGCTCGTTTTAGCCACTCGATGCCCATGGAGCTACAGAGGAGAAGGGTGCTGTTATGAATTTAAAGGAACAACCAGTGCAGAATTAACTAAACAAAAGAATTTGTTTGGAGCGTCTGATCATTTACCCGATTTTGCTCCCCCGATAGCGAATGATTCCGACGAGTTAATTACCGGCAAAATGAATAACGGAAGCTATGACCACACAGAGATTAAAGCTACAGACGTCACAGAATATGATAACAGTCAATCTTACGCTGCAGGTAGCGTAGTCTACATAGAAAAAAATAGCGTAAAGTATTACTACGTAGCGAAGGGTAACCCCGAAGGGGGAAATACTCCAGCGTACGCCTCACCTCCCAATACGGTTTATTGGGAAGCGGATAGGTGCTCTAAAACAATTGCGGCCTGTAAACTAAGATGGGGAGCGGCTGGAGCAGCAAAATCCTGCAGCCCCGGGACGTGCAACTCTGAGGCAGAAGGGCGGTGTTCAGTTGGAAATTGCGAAGGAGCGGCTAATACCTTTTTGCCTTTTGGCGGATTCCCCGGAACAAATTCTAAATATGTATCGCAGTAAAACATGAAGCTAAACGAAGAAAATAAATTACACATTAAAGAACAGGCGCTAAAGGAAGCGCCTAATGAATGCTGCGGCTTAATCATAGACGACGGGAGGCAATTAAAAATTATAAAATGTAAAAATAACTCCAATAATAAAAGAGAGCATTTTGAAATATCCAGTTCGGACTTTCTAAGTGCCAGCAGGGAGGGTAAGATAATGGGCTATTACCATTCTCATACGGAAGAAAATCAAGATTTTTCCTACGTAGATAAAGCAATAAGCTCAGCGCATAAGCTGCCACTAGTAATGTATTTTATAAAAGGAGATGAATTCTTCTACCACCTACCATGAAAAAAAATATAAAATTTAACCTTCACGGAAATCTCGGTGAATCTCTATCTCGAAAAGAGTGGAACGTAAACGTCGGTAGTGTAGCAGAAGGCATACATGCGATCAACATGCAAAGCGATAGATCTATTCAAAGATTTTTCCTAAAGCAAGAGAATATGTACGCTAGATATAAGGTTTTAGTTAATGACAAAGAAATTCCGTTTAATGGTAATTTAAAAGAAAATGAATTAACCATGATGAGAAACGATATCGACACCGTAGATATAATTCCAGTGCTTGAGGGAGCGGGCTGGGAGAACTGGCTGGGAATAGGCTTAGGCATGTTCGGAATGTACTACGCTGACACAAGTATTGGTATGATGGCTAGTTTAGCTCTGTTCGCTTTCGGTATATCTAATATGCTATCCGAACCGCCAGACATGCCGGAGAACCGACAGATAACTAACCCTAGCTCAGACCCAACTGCGCTAGCTAATTCTTATTTATTTAACGGTCCAGTAAACGTACTAAATGACGGCGGGCCCGTACCCATAGGATACGGAAGATTAATCGTAGGTAGTCAAACAATTATGGCTTCTTATGGTATTAAAAGAATTTTGACTAAGGATGCAGGAGCAATAAGATAAAATGTCAACGATTACCACAAATACCGTTAGTACCTCGGGCGCGGCAGAAGGCTATTACAATACTCAAGAGTATGGAATAGATGTTGCCAGCAGCAATACGTACTACAATAGGATTTTTGGTACATCCGAAATTAAGATATTTAATTCGACAGGTGCAGGCGTTTTTTCTGGAATTTTTCCAAATGGAGAAACGGGATTCTTCACCTCAAGGACGATAGCAAAAACAATTGATCTGGTGTCAGAGGGTGAAATTGAAGGTATTGTAAGCGGTGAATGGATTCCTTCGGGGACAAACCCAAATGGACAAGTCGGATGGGAATACGTTAATTTTCAACCCTTCTCGGATACTCAACCGGAAGCTTGGCTTAAGTCTATATATTTAAACGACACGCCAGTTGTTAATGCGAATGATCAATACAATTTTCAAAACGTGGAGGTTTCCGTTGCCAACGGCTCGCCCTCTGGAGTAGCAAGCTCAGACGGATTTTTGTACGTGGGAGATACGAACGCGATAGAAAAAACAAGGGTAATTAACGAAAGATTAAGGGGTCCGGACAATTCAAACTGGGACGCAGAAGGAGCCTCTACAGACAACCCCTTCTTCTATCATCCAAAAGTATACAGGTTTTTAGATAAGAATGCAGATAGAGTACGATTAGGAATAAAAATCGCTTCCTTAAGTTATACTAAACAAGGGGAAAATTTCGACATGTCCGAATGGGGCGAAGTAAACGGCTCGGAAGTATCCTTCGCTATAAGGTATAGGCCAATTTATATAGATATAAATGGCGTAATGGATCTCTCAACCGCAAGGAGTTGGTATCCCGGAAACGGACCTCTTACAACCACCGTGCAAGGATTAGTTCAAAATCCGTATATACACCCAGTAAATATTACTTTTGATTCTGATTTAATGAGCGAAAGCCTTGCTGGCTGGGAGATTGAGATCATAAGAACAACAGTTGATTCTGCCGTTAGTAATATTTCGAATCAAACTTTTATTGATACGATAACGACCATTAGTAAAGATATTTTATCTTACCCTAATTCATCGTTAGTGTCTATGAATTTTAATTCGGAATACTTTTCTCAAATACCCACACGCTCATTTGATATGAGGCTACTTAAGGTAAAAGTGCCGAGTAATTACGACCCAATAACTAGACAATACGCGGATACGGTTACGCCTTGGGATGGAACCTTCAAAGATGAAAAAGCTTGGACAGACAACCCAGCTTGGATTTTCTATGACCTTATAACCAACGAAAGATATGGAGTAGGAAGATTCTTAAACGAAGTGGAAGTAGATAAATGGACTTTATACGAAATATCCAAGTTCTGCGACACACTAGTACCCAACGGAGAAGGCGGCAAAGAACCTAGGTTTACATGCAACACCCTTATCAACACCAGAGAAGACGCTTTTAAAGTATTAAAGGATTTCGCTAGCTGTTTTAGGTCGATTATATACTATGGATTTGGCAGCGTACACACCTCTATAGATAAGCCGAGAACTACGGTGGCGCAATTTACGAACGCAAACGTAAAAGACGGTAATTTCACGTATTCGTCCACTAGTGAAAAAGCTACGCCGACGGTATGTATAGTTAGATATAATGATAAAACTAACTTTTATAAACCAGCCTTAGAATACGTAGAGAATACCGAAGGTATCAGAAAGCACGGCGTTATAGAAAAGGAAGTAACAGCGTTTGCCTGTACTAGCAGATCACAAGCAATTAGATTAGCTCGATGGATACTAGCCACGGACGCCGTACAAAACGAAATCGTACAGTATACCACCGGGCCAGAAGGAATGCTTCTCCGTCCCGGAGATATCGTAAAGATCGTTGACGAAAATAGGTCTATAACAAAATGGGGAGGGCGCGTTGTCGACGTCAATACTACAGGTATATTTCTAGATGAAAATTTACAATTAGATGATAATACAAATTATCAACTAACCCTAACTACGCCCAATTATTTTTATGACACCTCTCTCGTTAATATAACAAGTCAGGAATACTACCCAGACATTAGAAACGAGCATATTCAAACATTTAATTTTTCTCCAAGTAATAACTTGGTTACGGTATCCAGTGAGGAAGTAGGGCATTCCGAACTCATAGGGGGACCCACGTCAGGTACGACAATAACCTACGGTGACGGTAATGTTATGTTTAGTGCGGCCTCTGGAGAGTTAATGAAAGAGGCTACTTGGTCAATTACAGATATAAATACTCAAAATTTATACTCCATAACTTCAATATCAGAAGAAGATAACATCATGCACAAAGTAGAAGCGATTGTGCATAGTGAAACTAAATATGATTATATTGAATCAGGAATAATCTACTCTTTCGTTCCCAGCCCGCAAACGGTCACCGAAGCTCCTCCCGCGCCTCAGGGTGTTGAACTTTACATCAGAAATTATCCGGGTAGTACCAACACCAAAAGATTAGGTATTAAAATACACCCGCCGAGCGATACAGGAACAACCATAGGTTATAAAATATATATCAAAGAAGGAGATGATTTGGGCCTAGCGGGTAACTGGACTGACGCAGATTTTAAAGAAGGCGGAATATCAATACCCAAGAATACCTACCTTGAGCAGACGATTTATTTAGACGACTTAACAGACGGAAGCGGAAGGCCATATACTTTTTATCTACCCCCCAGAAACAACAAGAGATATTTTGTTAGAGTATTCGCCATAAATAGCGTGGGCGTAATGTCCGCAGCCTTTACAGATGGTCAAGATTATTCTGGATACCCCGGGTACGCAATTACTGATCATTTCCCAGTTAAAGACATAAAGATACATTCTTTAAGATTGTATTCAGAGTACCACCCGACGTCATCAAACACGGAATCTTCTGCGCAAAAAACATATTACGCAGAGATACAGGATCAAGATTTTGCCTTTGTGTGGGCTGCGGACTTTTTTGGTCAAACTGTAGGCGCAAGCGCGGGCGGCACAAATGTTTCAGTTACGTTTCCTATTGAATATGTAATTAGAGTACATCACCCAAATACAGGATCCAATACTCCCTTGGGCACAATAGAGACTTACACAACTCAAGAAAACTTTTTTAACTTTTCATTCTTATTAAATAGTTCAACCACGAACGGTCCCCATAGACATGTAGATATAACAGTAGAAGCAAGAAGTTTAACGGACAACGCAACTTCTTCAAACGGTTTTTCTTCAAGCGCCAAAGGCTGGGATATTATAGAAGTATATAACCCCAAGCCCACAAATTACTGCCTTACGCCCAAAAAGCAACAGGGCTCCAGACCCGGGAAAGATTTTGCTTGTGATCTTTTAAATACCACTCAGTGGATTGATAAAGATGGGCTCGTACACCTAGAGCTTCTACGAAATTCCTTTACCGACCTAGCCGGAGGGTTTATATATGTATCGAAACATCCATTTTCTGGGGCAGACTTTAATTCGAATGGAACCCCGAAATTGCCAAGCCAAAGAGGCATCTTTAATTTCACAAGCGATGAGCTACACAAAACTGGTGAATACCAAATAGTTGAATGCCCATTCGAAGCAGCGGGAACGAACACTTTAGATTCTGAAATTATAGTTAGCCCCCCGTATGCAGAAGGCTCGACAGATCCGTTTTTATTCTCGGATACTTATTATATGGGCGTAAAATTTTACGACTCCTTTGACCGAGCCATTAAAAATAAAACATCTAATACGACTTGGAAGAATGATCTATGGCTTGGTCTAGCGAGAGATCACACTGGCGAAGCAGGGGAAGTACTCAGCGCAGAATACCAAATGTCCGAAAATGTTAAAGGGCATTTCGTTGGCAATTACGAAGCGGGCAATCCAAGATGCTGTAATACAACTCTTAGTAATCCACACAGTTTTGATTACGATTATTACAACGGAACTTATGCCGTGCCCATCGTTCCAACTAAATTTTCGAGCGCGCACCAAGGTGGTTTTAGATGGTGGATAAGATTAAATGTTAATGGACAGTGGGAAGGACAAGGAATATCCGCAGTCAAAGTACTGACTTGGAAAGATGTCAAAGACCAATATAACTATAACGGCTACCATGAATACGCCTGCGTAATGACAGAATATTACGATTCTGAATGGGGAGATTTTTATCCTAATCATAACGATAGCATAACTCGATGTAGATTCAGGGTGGGTCAGCACTCAGACCACGTACTTGTGCCAGAGAAGATACTAAGAGGTAGCGTTGATGACGCTTGGTTATACTGGGGGCCGAATTATGATTATCCTGTTATTACAGGCGCGACCCGACCGCCCGATATAAACTACGCACCGTTAGCGAGGGCTGGAATAGCATACGGAGGTTGGAATAGAGATAACTATGGAGATAACCTCCCTAATTATGATTTAGATAAAATAAATTCATACAACGAAAGAAACGAGCTCATCGCCGGTAAGGATAGACCACTAAGAGGCTTTAGAAGATTTAGGGTGTACTTTGATTCTAATAATTTACCACCAGCAAATACGTCTGATCAATTAGCTTCGTACGCTGTAGTGGGAATGAACGCTTGGAACGGCGACTACGAGTCTTATGAACCTAATAATTTAGACAAGTCCATACTAACAGCAAAAGACCTTTCGTTTTCTCCGGACCCGGACAACCCAAATAAGAAAGCTACTATATTTTCGCCCTCTACGACTAGCTGGCTAGGAGAAGGGGACATTTTTGAAAATATTCCCGGCGTTTGGAATCACCATCCCGCTGGATTTGGGCAAGGTTTCGGGGGATTAGTTAAAACTCAAAAATTCTTTGATGTACACTTGGGCAGGATGGTAGATGATAGCTACCTAAACGAAGGATTCTTCGGGGTAGTATCATCTAACGATTATGCCATCGCCGATCAAGAAGCTCTCATACCAAACATTAGCTCTCAAGACGACACGCTGCACAAAGCGGTATATTCTACAAACAGATTCGTAACAATTTCCACTAACCAAGGGGGAGATGGAGTAATATCTTATAGCAGTTAACATGAATGACTTAAATAAAATTTTATTAATTATTCTAAATAGCGGAGATAGGCTATGTTTCACCCTTTCTCACACAGACGACCTTGTTGGCCAGTATAAAAATATACTTATATCAGAAGGAATTTCAGAAGAAGACGTAAAGAAAAATTACTTCTTCCCAGAGACACCTTTTTCTGCAGATAACTTCGTAGACTTTTTTGACGAAGAAACAGAGACGATAGACGATAAGTCATTAGTAATCGAGCGCAAGCTAGAAGTATTTAGAAAACAAAGGTTATCCTTTTTCACCGTCTTAGATCTAGAATTCATGAAATCAATAGAGGAAGATTGCGCAGAATGTAAAGAGCATGTAGTGGAAATTAAAAATTACCTAAGAAATCTACCCTCAGAATTATCTAAAGCATTCATAGATTTAAATACAGAGCAAATACTTACATTTAATGCTTTTAATAACGTGCTAGGAATAAATATAATAAATGGGGGAGCAGGATATACATCTCCGCCTAAAATTACTATATCTGAACCAGAGCAATCGGGCTTTCACATGAAAGCGCAAGCACTTATTGCAGATGGCTCAGTAACAAGTGTAATTGTAACGCAGGTCGGAAGCGGGTATATTAAAAGACCCAAGATAACAGTCGAGGCTCCACCTGACTCGTTACAGTCGGAAACAGCAATATTAATTGCTAAAAATATAGAAAATGATAGTTACAAAGAGTAAGGAATTTTATGCCACCAATTACAATTAACAAAAAGTTCGGACACACAGTATCAGCGCTCAAGGGCTCAAACAAGATCGTAGCCTCATCAAAGGCAGACTTCACCACGCTCAAAGAGGATAGCTATATCGTTGTTGACACCGATCAAGAATTTTACAGAATAACAAACAAAGAAAAGCATTTGTATGTAAAAGACGTAGACGTTCTCGACACGGAAACTATAAAAATTAATGAAAATATCGGAACCAGTTTATCCGTCGGCGACGAAATTAAATTTACTCACAAAGAATATAAAGTATCAGAAGTATCAATTTTAGATGGAGGCTCTGGCTACTCAGAAAATGATGAACTAAAGCCCTCTTCAGGCGTATGCAAATATAATTCATTAGATGAAATTGATGTCCCCGCCATTTTTCTCGTAAAATCTGTAGACGAAAACGGCACAATTACTTCATTAGAAATACATAATAATGGATCATATAGTTTAGCGCCGGACGAAGAGGATGATATCTCGTCCGGTTCTGGCTCAAACGCAAGGCTGTCAATTTTATCCTCCCTGTCAGACAATAGGATTGTCGAGGAAAGAACTATATCTAATATTGAATTAAAAGATTCTGAAACCCTTATTAGGTTCAATCACGGATTACCTCCTAGATTAATAAGCGGAGAGTTATCCGTGGAGAAGTGGAGCCTATCTTTAGACAGGGAATATATTAATGATAATAAGTTTAATGTTAGTTATAGCGTTCTTAAAGACTTTACCCCTCACTGTAAGCTACCTATTCTAAGGGGAGATCTAAATGCTAATTATTTATTGTATAATGAATCTTTAGCTATCCTAGATAATAAGATTAAAGAATTAGAAGATAAGATTGATTCTCTAGGTTCCTGAGATATTCCCGTCATATAGTACCCCGCCCGGACGCTTCTGATTTACGATGACGTTCATCACTTGACCCTTAATCATTTCGCCCAGTCTCTTGGCAGTGGGCTCGTTTAATCCTTCGCCAGCAGTGTCCGAAGAAGTTTGGCCATTTTTGTCGATGTTGACTGTTATATTAATGTTGTTTGTTGCTCCTGAGAGGCTCTCTGAGCCCATTTGTGGCCCTGAATCGTCTCCAACATAGCCCCCTTCAGCATAGCCCTTTATACGGCCAGTTCTGTTTAAATTATCAAAAAAGGCTACGCCGAGTTTATCAACAGTGTTCTTGGGTACAACATATTCGCCCTTGGATAATAAAGCACTTTCTGTATCTTCAATTGAGCCGCCCATATTAAGTTCGGCACTGGCGGGCCA